GCTATTATTTCAAGGCTTTTCCTGTCGTAAATTACAATGTTCATTTGTGTTTTCCTCCTTATTTTTTTATTATTTTCCAACTAAAATACAAACATCACATTGATTGTCCTTCCATCAATAGCTGATGTATTTTTAGCAACTGAATACTGCAAGAAGCCACTTTCAGATACTCCTAGATTTACAACTATTTCGCTTCCAGCATACTGGCTGGATTTTTTTAAGTCAACAAGCTTATTGTTTCCAGTGAATACGGAATACAGCAATTTGTACGGTCTTGCTGGAACTTTTATCGTTGTTTCAAAGACTTTTCCAATCGGAATGTTGTTCCTTATGTCAATCCAATGTATTTCGAATAAGTTGTTCACCTTGTCCGAAATCGGCTTGTTAGAAATAGCCCTGAATTTCGTAACATCGTTGTAAGTCAAATTCGTATCTGCTATGCACTCATAATAGAACTTAGTTACGTTGTCGTAATAAAACTTGCCTTTAACTTTGTTTCCTGTGTCTTGAATATTTCCGCCAAATTCTAGTCCTATTATTTTTGATAGTGCCTGTATTTCCAAATATCTTCTGTCTGCTGACTCTCTTGTTAAATATGTTAGCGAATTGTCTATCGTTACATTTATAGTTGCAGCCTGATCTATTACAATGATACATTTTTCAATAATATCAATTGCGTTTTTCCCATTGTAAACTGGAATATAATCGCCGTCTGTTCCTTTATTGTATGCATACAAAATTTCTGTTCCTGAATCATCCTGTGCATATATTCCCATTTCAGAAATTTTATAAGAGTTTGCTATCGCACTTGCTCCACTTCCAGTTTTGTTAGAAACAACAAATGTAAATTCCACGTTTCCGTTAGCTTTTCTCTCGTAAGAATTTATCGGAAATTCATTTCTCTTGTCAATCAAATCTGTTAATTCTCTATCGTTTCCTGTATTGTATCCTGCTCCAATCTTGAATTTTGTAACATTTATTTTAGTTTCGTTATTTACGGCTCTTGCTATAAGCTCTCTCCCCTTGTTTGTTATTTCCCATCCAATATAATTAGCCATTTCTTCCTCCTATCTTATTCCTAAATTATTTTCTTTTACTACTACATTTACAATTCCTTGATTTAATTTTTGCTCCATCCAAGGAAGCTCAAAATCCCTCTCGTTCAGAATGTTAATTATTTGTTTTTCATAAAAAATTCCTACATATTTGCCCAAATTCGAGCTTCTTTCAAACGTCAATGCTTCCAGCCAGCTACGTTCGTTCTTGTATTCATTTACAACATCGAGAACTTTCAGATAATCCTTTTCATCCTTTAAATCGCCTAAAGTAGATATTTTGAAATATCCTGGTCTGCCTCCATATTCAAACCATTCCTTTATTTCGGCATTTCTGAAGAGGATTTTGCAAATTGCTCTTACGCTTCCTAAAGTTCCTTTATTAAAATGTGCTACGACAGCCATCTTTACAAGTTTCCTTTTATTCTCAATAGCGGTATTTTCTCCAACATAGTCAACATGATATTCCCACAATAAATAATCAATTTCTGTTTCACTTAATTTGTCAATATCAAGAAAAAATTTACTCATTATTCTGTTTTTCTGCTGTTTTATTGCATAATCTATTGATTCATATATCCATTTTGTTGTTTTATCTGTCAGAGTTGATTTTGCAGCAATGTCAGTTAATTTTAAATCTTGCACAGTTATCATAACTCTTCAACTCCTTGATAGTTACTTGTGATACCGTTATTTATTCCAACCTGGTTAAAACTCAATTTTTGGAATGCAGGGCTTCTCAGTACTGCTCTCTTAACTCCAGCTATTTTTAATCTTTTAATCAGTTCATCTGGATTTATGTCCTTGCCTATTTTTTCTTTCTGCCATTCAACATATTCCTGAACTGTTTTGTCTACGTTAGATTTGATGACATTTACGAGAGTTTCGTTATCTTTGTCAATATAATAGTCAAAATCTATCGAATAATTAATTTTGTTCGGCTCTTTAATGTTCACGTTGTCAGTCAAAGGACGTACATTTTCTTCATTAAGCACCGCCTTTACCTTTTCCTTGAGTTCCTGGCTTACAGCACCTATGTCAGTCCATATATAGATATCTACATTGGTTGCTGAGGGCGAATGGACTTTAACATCTATAATATTTGTGCTTGCTGTCTTAGTCCAAAAAGTGTATGCTCCCGAACTTCCAGCTGTGGTAAAACTCTCAGGAATTTCCCTTATTCTCTCTCTGTAGCTTTCATCTGCTTCTTCATTTGTCCCTGAATTACTTTCTGTGATATTTTCAACCTTTGCATAATTAGGAAATATATCGACCATATCCTTAATTTGCCCAACCGGGATACCATTTCCAATAATTCCAAGTGTATTACATGTAGCTTTTCCGTCAACTGACAGATTTCCTTTTGTTATCTTGTATTCCTCATCTGTTTCAAAATAAAGCTCGTTGTATCTAATTCTTGAGCCTTTTGGGATTACAGTATCCGTTGTTTGAATGCTTGAAATATAGAATCTAAATGTGGCTACTGCTGGCTGTTCGATAAGCCTTTTACCTCTGTTTCCGTAAAATTCCCCTTTTAGATCCAGCCTTTCATCCCTTGCAAACCTTAAATAATTCTGTTTTATATCGTCATTATATTTCTCTTCTAACAAAGCCAGCTGATATGCTACTGTACTGAAAATTAATGTCTCAGGGCTTGCTTCTGTCAAACTCCTTCCGCTAAGTTCCTGGAATTTGTTAATCATATCTCTTTTTATTTCCCATGCATCGCTATCTATCGCTTCATATTCCTCAAAATTATCCAATATTTATCACCTCAATTCCCAATTCAATATCAAAATCATTATTGTGTTTATCTGTCATTTTTATTTCTGTGGTTTTTAAAATTGCCCTTGGCTCATATTTTCTAAACATCTCAAGCAACTGAGACATTATTTTATTTTCCACTACATTTATATTTTTATCTATTAAATCGCTGTCAAAACTGAAATCACGGTTAAGTGGCTGTTCTTCCTTGCAAACTCTCAAAAGCATTCCAACATTTGTTACAACTTCCTCAATATAATTTTTTGGAGAATAATTTATTTCTTCGTTAGATGAAACATATATCATTATTTACCTCCAATCTGATTTCTTAAAAAATTCAACAAAATCTGTCTATCAGTTTCAGAAAAATTTTTAGCATAATCAATCATTTCATTAACTTTATCTGCTGTAATCATTCCAGCCCTTACTAAATTCATCAGTTCATCAATTTTGGCATCTTTTTTGATTTTTTCAAGCTGGCTCAGTATTTCGTTTTTCTTGTTTTCTGCGATTTGAATAGCTTTATCTACTTTTTCAAGCGTGCTATCTACTTTATTTTTTACTTTCTCAGAAAATTCCTGTAATTTTGTTTTCTGCTCGACTTCAACATTCGCAGCTTCTGCTTCAACAAGTTCTTCCTGCTCTTTCTTTTGAGCTTTTAACTGTTCTATTATCTGATTATATTTTTTAGGATCATCTATATATTCCTTTAACGTCAGGTCTAAATTTATATAATCAAACTCAGAAGTTTCTCTGTTGAAATAAGAATTCTTTTCACTTATATCTATTATTAAAAACGGAAAAGCTCCAAATGTCTGTCCTCCTAATGTTAAATAACCATACTCTCCGAACTCCCACATAGTCTTTATTTTATCAAGCTGTTCCGATGGTGTTGTTTCTTGTAATAACGAAGAAATCAATGTAATTCCAAAAGTTATTTCCGTTAATTCTCTGCCTTGATGCCTTAACATGCCAGGTCCGTATATCGGGTTGTGTTCAGATATTTTAGACTTATATGACCTATTTATCTGATTATTGATTGAAAATACTTTTTTGTCAGATACTTCAAATATTACATCTCCGAGACTTCCTATCATTGCGGACCTCCTGTCATATCTCCACCAGCAGTTACTCCATCATGTTTATGTGTATTAAGATTAATACTTCCACCAGTTTTTGTAGTTCCGCTGACTTCCAGATCTCCATTAATCACAATTTTTTTAATATTTAAAGTCAATGTATTTTTATCATAGCTCCAGCTTCCACCATCAGAAAAAGTTCTTTTTACTTCACTTTCACTACTAGAAGCACCACGCATAGGACAACCAAGCACAACACCTTGTTCAGGCATTTCTGAAAAGAATAAGCAATAAACAGTTTGTCCTAGTCCAAGCATATAATTATCACTATGGCTTTCCGAATAAGGAACTAACACATTAAGCCAGTCCGTTGTTTTATCGTCATCGCCTTTTAACAGAACTCTTACTTTTCCAGTTTTTGAATCTATCGCACTCACTTCTCCTGCTTTTAATGTTTCAATCAATTTAACCACCTGCCTTATCACTTTTTTGTAACAAAAAAATCACAGCTAAATCAATAACTGTGATTTTAAATATTTTTAAAAAACTATTCTATTTCCAATTCTTTCTCCAAGGCTTCTTGCAACACTTTTGAAAAATTTATATTATATCTTTTTGCCGTCTCATTAAGCCAGCTTGGTATAGTTACATTTTTTCTGACTGTTGTTTTTTGTGTTTCTTTAACGTATTTCAGTAAATCTAATCCAACCAAAGTTGTATATGAATTTTTTACAGCTTCTTCTATTTCTTTCTTTTCTGTATCTTTATCGTATAATGTTTCAAAATAGGCTCTTATATCTATTTTTTCAATTTCTGTTGCTTTTGGAAGTTCCTTTTTTTCTAAAAAATCTTCCATTAATACCGTGCCTATATAGTCTGTTGCCATATAGTAGGCGTCTTTTAAATCGCTGCCACATGTTGCGCCGCCTAAATCAGGAAAATGAACGCTATAGCCTTCTTTTTCTTTAGAAAAAATACTTGGGTACACTACATACATAATTAACCTCCTATTTTTGAAATGAGGAACAGGATTTATTTCAATCCTGCTTGTCTTAATATCGCTCTTTCGAGATTCTTATTAAGTTCCCCACTATGACAAGGCACTTCGGTTACCTTACCGGTATCGAAATTCTTAAATCTTCTATGAGAGCCTTTTCCACCTTTTATTTCGGTGAATCCGTTTCTCTTCAAAAATCTAATCATTTCTCTTGAATTCATTGGCATCCTAACCACCTCAAACATATTATACATCAAAATACGTATAAAGTCAACGATTTTTTTATCACAGTTATTATATTTAATTGTAATTGTCCTATAAATAATTTACTTCTTCTTATTTCTAGCTTTTCGTCCTTTTTTCTTGCTAGAACTCTTGCTGCTTCTACCTTTTCTGCCTTTAGATTTAGCCTGTCTTTCTGCTTCTTTTTGCCGTTGCTCCTCTTTAGTCCGGGCAATCGCATTTTGTTCGGCATTTTCTCTTGCTCCAAGTTTCATAGCATTGATTTCACAAGTGTAGTCGCCAGTTACATTATGCGTTACTTTATCTATTACATATTTACCTTCAAATTTTCCCCAACTCCCATCTAGTTCTATTATTGCTCCTGCCAAATATTTAGTATTTCCATCAACATTTAAAGTTATCTGATATTCCTGTTTCATATTTTCTTTTAATGTCTTTTTAGCTACTTTCTTGGCTGTACTTTTCCCTTTTGTCTTAATTTTTAAAGTTTTTTCTTTTTTACTTCTGCCCTTTTTACCTTCGGCTTTATTTTTTAACTTCTCTTTCGATTCCTTGACTGTTTTTCCTTTTTTGGAGGAATTTTTACTTCCTGATTTTTTACTTTTTTCCTTTTTAAAAGACGCATAACTCATTTTTACCTCTTATTTTTTCTTGGATTTAACCTTTTTACTAGACTTCTTATCTTTAGAAGATTTGATACTGTTCTTTGGTTTTTTATTTTCTGATGATTTTTCTTCTGAGCTTTCAGTTGTAACTTGATTGCGTTTTTCAAGCTCTTTTTTTGTAATAATTTCCTTAATAACTTTTTTCTTGTCAGGATCATAATATGAAACTTCAACATTATCATAAATTTCCTTATTTTTCTTTTTCAAGCTGAAACTTCTTATTCTTTCATCATTAATGTTAAAAATCTCAACAGTATCATTCTTTTCCATTTCTTCGTCATCGAAAATGATTATCTTGTCGTCAGATACCTTCATATTTAGTCCTGTTTCCTTGACAATTCTGTTAATAAAAGCCAAATCTGTTTCTTGATTTTGGTCAAGTCTTCCAAAAAATTCGTTATCTGCATATATTTCCGCATTCATTTCATGCTTATTGGCAATCTGTGTAACAAGCTCTTTTAGAGTTATCCTTTCCCAAGCAACGCTATTCTTTTGGTCTCGAATATTCTGGTCTAATGGTAAAGCTAAGCATTTCAGATTAAGCCTGTTATTTTCAAATGTCGGCTCATCCACATAAAAAGTTCCTAAATCCAAAAAATTAGTTTCATTTTCCAGCTCTTCATGAATCCCAACAAGTAATTGAGCGTTCTCGTCGGGATACCATTCTTTAAGCCAGCGATAATCCAAATTTTCTAGCTCCAATTCCAAGTCATCTATTGCATTCTTAGAATTATCAGTATAGTTTAGAGATGAAATAGAATGGGCTATCTCATCAGAAATATCAACTTTATTAAAAATAACAATTACTCTTATATTCCTAGCAAAAGCCACTTCTATTCACCTCTTTTCCAAGGCGGCAAACGCTCATCGTTATCATTTTCTTCATCAGTGATTTCAGGAATAATAATAGGAATATTGGCATCGAAAATGGCAATGTCAATTAATCTTAAATTGTTTCTTATCAAATCATGGAAATACCCTTCACTTCCATAAACTTTGTAAGAAATTAAGTCCCAAGTGTCGCCTGAAACTGTTCTATACACTTTTACCTTTGCCATTATCCAAATGCCGTCCTTTCTCTTTTGTTTATATCTCCTGCTATTACTTTCCTTACAATTCTTTCGACTTCCGATGGATTTCCGCCATTTACATTTATAACGATTGAATAATTGTTTCCGCCATAAGAATTACCACCTTTTAAATTGCTTACCCTGTCTTTTAGATTAGCCACTTTATCTCTTAAGGTGCTTCTAGTTTGAGAATTATTGAGTATTCTCGTACCTTTCGGAAGATTCAAAAGCATTTCGCTTTCAGCTAGGAAAGCTGGCTTTCCAGGTATCTGAATTAATTCCGCTCCACGTTCTGCTACTGTCGTTAATCCGCCTTCCCAATAGTTTGTTCCAGTCGCATTTTTTCCGATTCCTAAAGCTTGGCTTATTGGATTATTTGCAGCAAAACTTTTAAGTGCTTCCCATTTTTCCTTAAAGAAGTTAACCGCTCCATTAATACTGCTCTTAAACCCATTTACAAATCCATCCCAACCACTTTTAATTTTATTCCACACATCTGTTGCTACTGTTTTTATTGTGTTCCAAGCTGTTGAAAAGAAATTTTGAACTCCACTGATTCCAGGTTTTATCGCTCCCCACAAAGCTACTGCTCCACTTTTAATGGCATTCCATACAGCAGTTGCTTTTGATTTAATAAAATTCCAAGCAACTGTAAAGATACCTTTGACAACATTTACTCCAAACTTTATTTTGTCAAAAGTATTTAATGCTATCCTTCCTATCACAACAAAAATCGGTCTTAGAAAGTTGCTTACTGCCTTGAACCCTGCAACAATATATCCTCTAACAACATTAACTGCAAATTTTATTTTATTAAATACTGCAACAAAAATAGTTGCTATGCTGGTTATTATAGGTTTCAAGCGATTTGCCGCAGTTTGAAACCCAATCCAAAACAAAGTAAGAAAAACTCCTATAATAACTCCAATAACAGAAAACACGCCTTTTATAAATCCCGCTATTCCAGCAATTATTGGTTTTATAGTGCTTATAGCGACTGTTACTGCTGATTTTATACCATTCCAAACAGATACAGCACTTTCTTTTATCCAGTTCCAAGCCACAATTCCTGCATTTGCTATTACTTTCCACATTCCATTCACAAAATTTCTAAATCCAGCACATTTGTTATAAAGCACAACAAGTATTGCAATTACTGCTACTATAGCGATTATCACAACTCCCACAGGATTTGCCAAGAATGCTGATTTAATTGCTAATCCTGCAATTCTAGCCATTCTTACGATTCCCATAAACGTTTTAACTACGAGATTTCCAACTTTTCCAAAAACTCCTATAATTTTGCTCAGTACAGGAAATGCCGTTTTAAATCCTTCAGCAAAACTTCCAGCTGCTTTAAATTTATCAAATATCAGAATCCCTTTTGATATTGTACTAAATAAAGGAGAAAATACTTTTGCAGCTCCACCAATCCCAATTGATAGCACAGCAAAGCCCGCTACTGCCTTCATAATTCCTGATGCTAGTTTGGGATTTTGTCTTATCCATTCAGCAACTTTCTTTATCATTGGTGTTAAGGCTTCCAATGCACTTTTTATAGTAGGTGCTAGAGCCAATCCTAAATCAGCTAAAGCATTCATCATTTGATTTTTGGCTAATTTCAAGCTGTTTGCCAAAGTATCCATTCTATTTTTATATTCTTTTTCAACAGCACCATTAGCCATTTCTGATTTCGCTTTTACCAAATTTTCTCTTAATTTGTCAGTTTGATTTGACAATGTTGCAATACTGTCTATTGCCTGTTCTCCAAATAAATCGTTCAAGACTCCTGCTTTATCAGCAGTATTTAGCCCTTTTATTTTTTCTAAAACTTTTAGAATTGTCCCTTCAGCATCTTTTGCCATATCTTGTGCAATTTGGTCTCCGTTAAGTCCTAAAAACTCAAAAGCACTTGCCTTTCTTTTAGTATCTGCCCCTTTTCCAAGTTCTAAATACAGTTGCTTTATTCCTGTTGCCGCTACTTCAGGCTGTTTTCCCATTGATATTAGTGTTGCTCCAAAAGCGATGTTAGCTTCTTTTGCTATTCCCATAGTTTTGGCAACACCACCAACTCTATTTGAGAAATCAACTAATTGAGCCGCACTTGAAGCCGTATTATCAGCCATATAGTTTATCGTGTCAGCAAATGCAAAAACTTGCTCCTTTGTAAGCCCTAACTGCTCTTTTGTTTTAGCCAAAAATTCTCCAGAAGCCTGTGTAGACATATCAAATGCAACCTTTAGTTGTTGAGCTTTATTTGTGTATTCGACGATTTGATCTCCTACTATCCCTGACTGTGCTAAAGAGCCAGCAATTTCATATAGTTCTGGTTGAGATAATGGCGAATTTTCCGAAATTTTTCTAATGTCTGCATAATATTTTTTTGCTTCATCGCCTAACATTTTTCGTAAATCTGCCTGACTTTCCTCAACATCCATATAAACTTTCATAGGTACTGCCAATGCTCCAGCTGTTGCTATTCCTCTATTAAAAGTTCTGTCACCAAATTCTTTGACTTTCCCAATATTTTCCTGTCGAGCTTCATATCTTTTTTGGGCTTCTTTCAGTTTATTCATCTTTTCAAGTTCAGAATTTACTTTGGTTAATTGGGATTTATAGCTTCCCAAACTTTGATTTTCGCCTTCAATTGCACTTCTTGCGGCTTCAAACACATGTTTTTGGCGTTCTTTTTGTTTGTTTAAACTGTTTACAACTTTTTCCTGCTCTTTTATTTTTTTAGCAAGTTCAGTATTACTTTGCCCTGTCTTGTTGTACGCTTCTTTAAGTTCGTGAAGTTTTCTTGCAGCATTAAGATACTCCTTACTTACATTTACATAGGCACTTTTTAATTTTTCGACTTTTTCCAAAGATTTTTGTACCTTTTCCAATTCCTTAGCCTTTTTGCTTAATTCTTCCGCACTTTTTGCTGTATTTTTCATAGCATTTGCAACCTGTGCCATTCCAGTTAATGCTCCTGCTACAGCCGCACTCATAACAATATTCAGTTCCATGTTTTTAGCCATAAATTCCTCCTTTCCTGTTGCTTTTTTACAGTTTTCAATGTATAATCCTAATGAAAATAAATTTTAATTAGGTGATTTTATGAAAAATAATAAAAAAGATAATATTCTTTATATAATTTTTGCATTTTTGGGAACTCTTCCTGCATTATTTTTAAATATTTTTCCAATCTTACTTTGGGGAATATTCCTATTTTTTATGATACTTTTGTGTCTTTCTCTAGGAATATTTGGTATTTTTATCATAATAGCAATGATAATTACTGTTATAATATCAGCAGTTTATATTTTTGGAGGCAAATAGCCTCCATTTTTTATTCCTTGCTTTCCTCATACCTCATTTCTGCTTCCTGTATCAGTTCCTCCGCTCTTGTCTGCCAATATTCCAGCTCATACAAGCTACAAGACATTAGTGTCTCATAGCTCATATTTAAACTGCTTTTATATTCATTTGAAAAATTCAATGCTTCAAGAATATCAGTTACTGTATCAAGCAGCTGTATTATTTCTGGTCTTCTTTCTTCATTTCTTCCTCTTGTACTTCCGTTTCCTCTATCACGAAATTCTCTGTATCGTCTGCTGAACCCAAGCCTGCGTTCAAAAAACCCTTAGTTTTATTCAAAACCTTTATATAATCAGTTCCTTTAAGCCCAAGTAAGTCACCGTATTTGATTCCGCTGGCTTTCGACGCAACTGTTAAAACCCAGCCGTCTTCAAGCTCCTTTACTGTTGCCCCTTTATTTCTCGCCTTATACTCTTTCTCTGCAAAAACTAAATCTTGCCCTGATAGCTCTTCTAAATCTAATACAATCTCCTTAACATTTTTTGCTCCAAATTTATATTCTCTTCTTAATTTAATTACTTCTGCCATTTTATATCCTCCTAAATTTTTATGATAATCCTAACATTCTTCTGATTTTTCCGTTTGTTTCTCCGTTTATATTACTGATTCTGTTAAATACATCAAGAAATGCTATTTCTTTACCATCTATCACTACTTTATAATAACTTAATGATAAATCAAGCGATGCTTCAAGTTTGTTTCCTGGTTTTAAATCTGGTCCATCAAATTTTTTAAGCATTCCTTTAAAAGTTATATCTAGACCTACATAAGTTGCTGCGTGTGTTATTTTATTCATTTTTTGGATAACACCCTTACATTCAATAAATAATTCTCCCTCATTATTAAAATTTAAAAGCGTTTCATCTATACATTCCATTTTTATTTTTGATTCCAATTTTTTATAATGCCCTGTTAAGGGTGCTTCATATTCAGAAACCATTCCTATTTGATTGATAGTTACGGTTGTGGTTTCTAAATTAGGCAGCTGCACTGAACCTATTCCTGCTAATTTATTTTCGCCATTAATAAATATTTCAAGATCATTTAACGCTATCGGCATATTTGCTTTTCCCATTTTCTAACCTCCTAACTTCCTAAATTATTTGCAAATGCCTGTAAAGCATCCACATCGTATTTTTTCTTAAATGTCATGGATTTTAATCCTGGAGCAATTCCAAGTTTTATAATCCAAGTAACATCTCCATTTATTACATTTGTTAAATTATTATCTTCTTCTGATAATACAGCCTCTGCAGCAAGGAAATGATTAGCTGCAACAAGTCCATTCAATCTTATATTCATAGACTTTGTAATAGTTTCAGCCAATTTAAGCGTGAATCTCTTATCTATGCTATTGAAATAACTAATTACTAATTCGTTCCCTATATACTTGAACATTCTACGAGTATAGCCAAACTTGTCTTTGGGATCTGTTGCTAGAGGGTTCTTGGCTGTTTCTGTTCCCCAGCAACGCCAACCTTTAAAGTTTATTGCCGTTACAGCTCCGTTTTTATTCAAAAAGTTCGCTTGTTGTTCCTTATCCAGCATTATTTCTTCAAAATTTCCACTTGAATTTTTATATGCTAAGGCATCTATTTTATAAGCGTGATTTGAAGGTGCTTGCGATGGAATGTTGTCGTTTTCTGAATCTACTTTTAACGACAACGCTCCATAGTGGATAGAGTGAAAATACACGTTTCCTGAAAGTTTTGGGCAACCGTATAAAATTACCTGATCTTCTGACAATATATTTTTACTGTCTTTCCAA